ACCATTGATGTTGTTATTGCTGGTGCTGCTGCTGCTACTGGACGCCTTCGTGTCTACGCAGTAATTGCAGATATCTCAGCTGCTCACACTGAGGCTGCTGTAGCTTCTCGTGATCTGCTAGCATAAACTAAAGTAAACTTAGGGGCTGGCTTAATGCTGGCCCCTTTGATGCATCTTGAGGGAATAGAATGGCACTTACATTTCTTACATTAACGAATGAAGTTCTTACTCGTATGAACGAAGTAGTTCTTACCTCTGCTAATTTTACAGATGCTAGGGGAGTTCAAGTACAAGCTAAGAATGCTGTTAATGAAGCTATACGACACATAAACCAAAAAGAATTTGCATACCCATTTAATCATGCTACTAATACATCAACTTTAGTTCCTGGAATAGTACGATATACAATACCCACTGATACAAAACACATAGACTATAATACAGCTAGAATAAAAAAAGATGATAGTATTAGTTCTGCAGGTATTAATTTAAGAAAGCTTAATTATAACGAATACATAAGTAAAGAATTTGCAAGCCAAGAAGATGAAGTTGAGTCTACAACATTAGATGGTTCTCACACAGATTCTGTAACTACGTTAACACTTGTTTCATCCGTAGGATTCTCAGCCTCAGGTAGTGTGTATGTTGGCAGTGAGTTGATTTCTTATACTGCTATCTCTGGTAATACTCTTACAGGTTGTACAAGAGGTGATAGCGGTACTACTGCTGCTGCTTACGCTACTGGTGTAGCAGTTACGCAGTTTAATAATGGAGGTATGCCACAGTATATTGTACGTACCCTTGATAATAACTATTTACTATACCCTTACCCTGATAAAGAATATACATTATTGTATGATTACTTTACGTTTCCTAATGATTTAACTGCACATGGAAGCACTACTACTATACCAGATAGATTTAAACCTGTAATTACAGATGGTGCCACTTCATTTTTGTATCAGTACAGAGGTGAGATGCAGCAATACTCAATTAACTTTCAACGTTTTGAAGATGGTATTAAAAATATCCAAAGCTTGTTAATTAATAAATTTGATTACATTAGATCTACAGTTATAAATAGACCTACGAGTTCTAACTCTGGGGTGTCTTTTTAATGCCTGATAGCTCTCAAATACAACCAGCTGCATTTAACTGTGAGGGTGGTTTAGTCTTAAACCGTTCTACTTTTCTTATGCAACCAGGTGAGGCTTTAGTTTTAGAAAACTTTGAGCCTGACGTTGAGGGTGGCTATAGAAGAATAAACGGTCATCGTAAGTATGTTAATCAACAAGTTCCTCAGACTGCATCTTCCTCTGAAAAAATTATAGGTGTAGCTACCTTTGGTAATAAAGTATTGGCTTGCAGGGGCGCAAAGATATTTGCTACTTCAACAACAGAGTTAGCTGCGGCAATAAAAAATAATACCTCCATGTCAGGTTCTGGTACAATTAAAGTAGATTCTATTCTTGGATTTGCAACCAGCGGAACAGTTCAAATAAACTCTGAACTTTTTACTTATACAGGTGTAAATGCTGGAGTAAATCCTAATGAATTTACAGGGGTAACAAGGGCTACCTCAGGATCTGGAGCAGCAACACATACAGCTGATGCAGCAGTTTCTAACCCCTGGACAGAAATAGACACAGGTAGAACAAATGCTGTAAAGTATAGGTTTGAACGTTTTAATTATAATGGCACAGAAAAAATTATATTTGTTGATGAAGCAAATCCTCCTGTAGTTTTTAACCTAGCTCTTAACGCAACTGATGTAAGTGAAAGTTCTGTTTCTGGCTCTAAATTTGTAACAGCTTTTAAAGAACATATGTTCTATGCTGGTAAGTCTACTTCTCCAGAAGAAATGATATTTAGTGCACCATTTGACGAAGACAATTTTCTTACGGGTGATGGTGCTGGTAGTATTAGGGTAGATGATACTATTACAGGACTTAAAGTATTTCGTGACGCATTGTTTATATTTTGTGAAAATAGAATATTTAAACTTACAGGTGTTAGTGGAGATACATTTGCAATAACACCAGTTACTAGAAGTATTGGTTGTCTTAATGGTGATACTATACAAGAATTTGGAGGGGATTTAATATTCCTTGGTCCAGATGGTTTACGCACAGTTGCTGCGACTTCAAAAATTGGTGATGTAGAACTAGGTACAATAAGTAGAAATGTACAATCTATTTTTGATGCTAATATTAAAGACTCTGCTTTATTTGAAAGCGTAGTTATAGCTGATAAGACACAGTACAGAATATTTTTTACAAAAGATGGTCAAGCTGAAAACATTACAAGAGGAATTACTTGTGTTTTAAGACAAGAAGGTTTTCAATTTTCTGAAATACGTGGAATAAAACCAACCTCTACAGATACTTTTATACAGGCAGGAAACGTTCTTGTATTGCATGGAGACTTTAGTGGCTTTATTCACAGGCAGGAAAAAGGTAATACCTTTGATGGTACACCTGTACTAGGAAGATACAGAAGCCCTGACTTACCTTTTGGTGATTCAGGTATTCGTAAACACATGCAAAGAGTTATTGTTAACTATAAGCCTGAGTCAGCTATTGCTGCTGAGTTATTAGTAAGATACGATAATGAAAATTCTGACTCTACTAGGCCAGATCCTTATACGTTAAATTCTTCTGATGTAGCTGCACAGTTTGGCAGTGCCTTATTTAGTACTGCAGGAGGTGCTGTCAGGTTTGTTTTTGGTGGGCCTTCACAGCCTCTTATAAGACAGCCAGTAGAGGGTTCGGGTTTTTCTATTGTAATAAGAATAAATGATAGTGGGGAGTCTGCCCCGTATTCACTTAAAGGTTTTCAGTTAGAGTATACATTAGGAGCAAGACGTTAAATGGGCGCTACATACACAAGACAATCAACATTTACTGATGGCGATGTTATCACGTCAGACCTCTTTAATAATGAGTATGATCAACTTCTAGCTGCCTTTGCTTCTAGTACTGGACACACACACGATGGTACTGCTGGTGAAGGCGGGCCTATTACGTTGGCAGCATCAGACGTTCTTACTATTGGAACAAATGCTGGTGACGTATCTATTGTCATGAATGGTGGTAGTAATGACGGTACACTAAAGTGGATGGAAGATGAAGACTACTTTGAGTTTTCTGATGATGTACTTATTGCTACCAATGAAAAGATACAGTTTCGTGACACTGCTATATTTATTAACTCTAGTGCCGATGGGCAGCTAGACATTGTAGCTGACACAGAGATACAAATTGCAGCTACTACTATTGATATGAATGGTATACTAGATGTATCAGGTAATTTACTTGTAGGTGGTAACCTTACAGTTGCAGGTGACGCTACAGTAACAGGTACTACTACCTTTAATGGAGGTACAATTACTCTTGGTGATGCAGTTACAGATAACGTTGTGTTTGGTGCAGATGTAAACTCTAGCATTATCCCTAATGGTGTTGCTGGATCATTTGACTTAGGTTCGTCAGGTCAAGAGTGGCGTGACTTATTTATAAATGGTACAGCGCACATTGATACTCTTGATGTAGATATAGATGCTACGATAGCAGGTACACTAGGTGTAACTGGTGTTGCTACTGTAGGTGGTCTTACTATAGGCAGTGCTGTTATTACAGAAGCAGAATTAGAAATACTAGATGGTGCTAGTGTAACTACAGCAGAGTTAAACATACTTGATGGAGTAACTTCTACTGCTGCTGAACTAAACATCTTAGATGGTGTAACGTCCACTGCAGCAGAGTTAAATCTACTTGACGGGGTAACGTCTACTACAGCGGAACTAAACATCTTAGATGGTGTTACAAGTACTGCAGCAGAACTAAACGTTCTTGACGTAAGCAACAGTACAATAGGTGATCTATCAGAGATAAGTACTGTCGCAAATGATGACGTATTCTTGGCCTTTGATACATCTGGTGGTGGTCTAAAGAGAATAGCAAGAAGTGCTGTAGTCTCAGGCTTGGCTACTTCTAGTGCTATTTCTGATATTGTAGAAGACACTAGCCCACAGCTAGGTGGTAACTTAGATGTTTTAGCTCGTACTATTACAACGTCTACAACTAATGGTAATATTGCTATAACACCTAATGGTTCTGGTGTTGTTCTAATTGATGGCTTTGTAGGTATTGAAGCAGGTCTTATTGATCTTAAAAATAGTGGCTCTGCTGTTTCACAAATAAAGTTTTATTGTGAAAGCTCCAATGCCCACGCACAAACACTTATAGGTGCGCCCCACTCTGAAAGTGGTTCAAACACTCTTACGTTACCAAGTAGTGGTGGTAACTCTCGTTTGTTATCAGCAGCTTCAACTGCAACACTTACAAACAAAACTCTTACCGCACCAAAAATAGTTGATGCTGGTTTTATTGCAGATGCTAATGGTAATGAGCAACTTATATTTCAAACTACAGGCAGTGCAGTAAATCAATTTGAGATGACTAACTCCGCAAGTTCAACAGCTTTCTTGCAAGGCCCAATATTAGAGGCAACTGGCGGGGATTCTAATATTGACTTAAACTTACTAGCGAAAGGTACAGGAGTAGTAGCTGTTAGAGGCAACACTAACTCAGGTGCTATACAGTTTAACTGTGAGAGTAATAGTCACGGTCAAATACTTATTGGACAGCCGCACAGCGCAAGTGTTACAAACACTATGCTGCTTCCTGCAGGTGCTAACTCAACTCTAGTA